TCAAAGGTTTTTGATTCGCCCATATAGGTTGTTGTACATTATTAAAATTGCTTTTGACTTTATCCACCCCCGGGGTGTTAAGCGGGACGTATAGGCATCCTTCGGGGGTGTCAGTGTCTGAGGGGAAGCCACCCACGCCCAGATATAAAATATAAATTTTTCCGAAATCCAATAACTCACAGAATTCATTTAAAAATTTTTACAGAATTCAAATCCTGAAAAAATAGATGGCTGGAAAAATAAAATTTCTCTTGACAAGAGTATAATTTTCTGCTAATCTTCAATCATCAGAATTTGTAAGGCTTATCGGATGCCGCGGAATTCCGAAAACGAAAGGGTGGTGCAAGATGGCGGTAAAGAAAAATAGTTTTGAAAAAGGGGTTAAGTTAGTTTGTCACGGCCAGTATTATTATAAAGACAGCGTCAATAAGGGAGTCAAAGAATTTTCCCTGGATGTTTTTTCTCCGTCGCTGGAAATGTTCCGCGAGCACGCTAAAAAATATGTTGGTACCGACGATAAAGGCGTTCAGAAATTTGAAGACCGCTCATTCATTAATGTCCGCGGGCAGTTGAAGCGCCGGTTGCTTCCGGTATTACTGAAAAAGAAATTTCCGGATTTCGCCCGGGTTCGGTTTGTGGTGATTGACGAGATCATTAGTCTTGACGGGTCAGAACTTGACCTCCCCATTACTCTGCGGTCTAAGAAGCAGTTGGCGTTTCAGATCTCCAAAGAGGGGATGCCGCTGAGTGTTGACGACTATGTTGATATTGATGACCTGCGTTCTGATATGCTCGAGTATGTTCAAGACCCGGAAGCGTTTCTCCGTAACAAGGCCAAGAGAGATAAACGCCGGAATGCGGAACGCGAGTTTATGCGGATGAACGGTCTCCAGGAAGGTGAGCTTCCTACGAAACGCGATAATACGCTGAGCCCTTCCGGGATCGAAAGCCTGTAATATCACGGAGGTTCAAGGATGCTTGAAGACGAGCTGACTTATCCGGCAGGGAAGAATACGCTTATCCTGCCTGGGGGTGAGGTAGTTCCCACTGGTTCCCGGGGGCTTTCTCCTTCTGAAATTACTCAACAGATTAAAGAGGCGGTGGGTTTACCCTATCTTGGCCGGGAAGCTGACAAGGTAGGGATGACTTTGCTTGAGGCGGCGCTGTATTCAGCGGCTAAAAAAGCAGCGGATGGGGATGTTGACGCGCTGACAAAGCTTTTAGATCGTTTGATGGGTAAACCAGTTCAGCAAGTTGTACAGGCCACCGGAACGCTCCGGGAGTTTTTGGATGGTATTGCCAGGGCGGAGCCGATAGAGGCGGAGGTAGTCGCTCCGATTGACCAATTATGAGAGAGGCGCTCACGTATCAGCAGGAAGTAGTGTTGAGGAAACTCGCTCAGGTTCTGCCTTTTTATTCTCAACATTGTTTGAAGATAGTGGATAAGGCTGGTTTAATCCGGCCGTTGGTGCTGAATAAGGCCCAAATGTATATCCACGAGAAAGTAGAGGAGCAAAAACGGCGGACGGGAATGGTACGCGCGGTAATATTGAAGGGGCGGCAGCAAGGATGCCTGGATCCTAATACTCGGATTCTAACTTCGGATTTACAGTGGAGGCGGATAAAAGAGATAGGGGTTGGGCAAAGACTTGTCGCGTGTGATGAAAATTCCGTGGGTTTAGGCCGGGGTCAACATCGGAAAATGCGAACAGCAATAGTTGAGAAGAAATGGTATACCCGAAAAATAGCCTATCGTATTACTCTTGACGATGGGCGATCGGTAGTGTGCTCGGGGGATCATAAATGGTTAACCCGAAAATCAGGAGTTGACCCAAGTTGGCGTTCCGTAAACGGGAAGACGCCAGATAGACGGGATGCTTTGAAACAGGGTGATTTGATTCGAGCGATTACAAAAACTTGGGGAGAACCCAGTTTTGATGATGCCTGGTTCGGGGGGATGGTTGATGGAGAAGGGTCATTTGATTATAAAAATCGTACGGGGGCAGATTTATCTATTTCTCAAATAGACGGCTTGATTCTTGAGCGGATGAAGAAACACTGCGTTACCCAGGGTTATGGGGGATGTGTAGTTAGTGATGATGGCCCTCGTAGGTCAAAATTCGGGCTACGGTCAGTTCACGCAATCAGTATTGGCGAAGCGGCGTCGCTTTTCCGGCTTTTTGGGCTATCCCGGCCTACACGTTTTATCGGGCAAGAATGGTGGGTGGGTAAAAAGCTTCCACAAAATTGTTGGCATCGGGTTGAGAAAATTGAGATGTTAGGAGAGCGTAGACTGGTAGATATCCAAACATCCACCGGCACCTATATCGCGGAAGGATTAGTTACCCATAATTGTACGACTTATATTCAGGCCCGGTTCTTTCATAGGACCAATTTCACGGGGAATCTTTCGGCCTATGTGCTTGCCCATCAAGTTGAAAGCACAATTAAGATTTTTAGTATGACTCAGAAGTTCCGGATGAATCTGCCCACTGATCTTCAGCAGCCGTTGGAGAAAGATACCGAACGGGCGATGAGTATGTCCAATGGTTCGGGGTATAGTGTCGGTACCGCTGGGTCAGCCCAGATTGGAAGAGGAATGACAGTGCAACTTTTCCACGGGTCGGAGGTTGCTTTTTATGAGAATGCTGATCAACTTTCGACAGGCCTGATGCAGACAGTTGCAGATGTCGTGGGAACAGAATTGATCTTCGAGAGTACTGCTAACGGCCCGGGGAATTTCTTTTATGATTTGGTGATGGGGGCGATTGCTGGGACTAATGGATTTATGTTAATTTTTATTCCGTGGTATTGGCAAGACGAATACAAAGACCCGATGCCGCTGGCGGAAAAAGATCTTGATGAAAAAGAGCAGAAATATTGGGAAGCGCATAAAAATGATGGGCTTACTCTGCAACATTTGGCTTGGCGGCGAAGAAAGATTGCGTCGTTTGGTGGGCAGGAATGGAAGTTCGTTCAAGAGTACCCGTTCAACCCGGAAGAAGCTTTTGTAAAAGCTGAGGGTAGATTTTTTGATCTTGCTCGTGTGTATGTCGCTAGGGGTAAAAAAGTGGAGCCCGATCCCACCGCTCCGTTGATTATTGGGATTGATCAAGGCCGTACAGGCGACTGGACGTCGATTGCGCGAAGGACAGGAAAAATTTTACATCCTTTTGAACGGATACCTGCGGATGACGGGGCGGAACGTGATATGCGTTTGGCCGGACGGATTGCAAAGATTATTGAAATTGAAAATCCGGATCTTGTTGTACTTGATGTAACTAATGAACACGGGGCGATGGATCGATTGCACGAGTTAGGTTATTCAAAACGCTTAGTAAAGGGCGTGCATTTTGGTGAAAGAGCGATAGACCCTACTCGACATCGAAATATGCGGGTACAAATGCACTGTGATTTTAGAGAATGGTTTTTAGATCCGGATGTGTCTATTCCGGATGACGGAAAATTTTTAGCTCAGGTAGGAGCAATCCCGCAAGAAAAAGAATCAAGCAATAATGTTCTGTATTTGGTTCCTAAAGATGATGTCATAAAGCTATTAAAGTTTTCGCCAAACGATCTAGAAGCAGCGATCCTTACTTTTGCTTACCCGGTCAGGAAAAAAATTCCACTTGACAAACTTCCAAAAAGTGGTAGTGTTGAAAGTACAATGAATTTTAAATCTACACTTAGAAGTTTTCGGAGGTAAGAATGAGTGATGATTTTTTAGAGGTAATGACTTGGCCGTTTTCGGAATTTTTTATGGATGACGATGAAGAAGAGTCGGCGCCGGTCGACACTGGTGTGGTGGATACAGTGGATAGTGTAGAGGAGCAGTCTACTTCTCGTCGATTAGCTAGGTTGTCTAAATATTTTACATCGCCTTCGGGTGTTCTTGATTCACCGACTGGAAGTACGGGGGTTTTTTAATGACAGTAATAGAAGCGGATTTAAAAGAATTCTCTGCTGTTAAAGCTCGTAGAGCCCCGTGGGAAAATCTGTGGGAGCTAATTGCTCGGTATATTTACCAGCGGAAACAAGGCTTTACTACAGTTTCTACTCCCGGCGCTTTTTACGAACATCAGGATGTCTGCGATAATACCGCCGGCCAAGCGATGCACACCGCGGTTTCTGCTATTGATGGGGCCATTTGGAAAAATGGAGCCCGAACTTTTCGAGTGCCTAAACCTCGCCAAGCTCGTGATACTCAGGAGGTAAAAGATTTTTATAAAGAAGTTAACGCTCGGGTGACTGACCAGATGGAGCACGAAAAGGCTGCGTTTGGTACTGCTCGATTGGAGGCGTTGGCCGAAGTTGTGTCTTTTGGTACTGATGCTATTGGGGTTTTTAAGGCCAAACCGGGGGAGAAGCATAAAGTTGAGTACCGGGCCTTGCCGCTGAAAAATTTATATGTAGTTGAGGATGCTCGTGGCCGGGTGGTAAAAGAGTTTTATGAATTTGAGTTTAATGCGTTTCAGTTAAGAGATGAGTATGGCGAAGCAGCGCTTACTGATAAGGTTAAAAAGTTGCTTGAGAAAGACGATTATGAAACTAAGCTAAAAGTTCTTTGGGTTGTTAAACCTCGGGCTGATGTGAAAGATAATACTCTAGGCCCGGAAAAATATTCTTATGAGTCAGTCCATATTCTTGAAGAGGATAAGGCGGTTGTTCGGAGAGCTGGGTTTAATGGCAATCCAATTATTGTGAGCCGCTTGTATAAAAACGAGGGTGAGGAGTATGGTCGGGGAATGGGGACGAACGCGCTTTCCCCAACCATTGAGCTTAATGGTGTTGTAGAGCTTCTTACTCAAGGCGGTGAACTGACTGTTTTTCCTTCGTGGTATGTTTTAGACGATGGGACGTTTGGTAACGGCACGATTGATCGTTCGGCTGGAAAAGTTATCCCTATTGACGTAACGTCGTCTAAGATTACTGGTATGGCGCCTATTGGCCCGATTGGTAATGTGGGGTCATTAACTCCGTTGGTAAGCTTAATTGAATGGTTGACTACTGAGATCAACGCGCATTTTCTTGTTGATAAACTTACTGACTTGAATAATAAAACCCGAATGACTTTGGGTGAGGCTCAAATCCGAAACGAACTAAGTTCAGATTTGAAGGGGGCTATTTTTGGTCGTCAGATAGATGAAAAGCTTATCCCTGTTATTCGGCGTACTCTTAGCATTCTGGAGGAAGAAGGTGAACTTGGGGTAGAGCCGGGGTCTCCGGAATATATTAAGTTAACGGCGAATGGCCGGACGCCTTTAGTGATTCCGGATGAATTAATAGAATTACGTGATGCCGGAGTAGAGATATACCCGATTGAGTTTATTTCTCCTGCTGCTCGAATTCTTCGATCGGAAGAAGTTCGAGGATTGATTTCGCTATGGCAATTCGCGGCGGGGTTTTCCGGAGTAAAACCAGAGTTGTTGCTTTGGTTGGATGATGAAGCGACAATGCCGTTGGTGAGAGATCTTTACGGCGCTCCGGATAACGCGATTGTATCGAGAGAGGAATTTTTAAAAAGGTTGAAATCGTATAACGACGCTCAGGCAATGAGGTATCAGTTACAAGCAGCACAGGTAGGCGCGGATGTCGAGGCTAAGAAAGCATCTGCTAATCAACAAAATGCCCAGGCCCAAGCCACTACTGGCGGGATGAATGGGATGATTAACAACGGAGCTCTCGGTTATCCCGAGATGGTAATGTAAAATGGATGGTAAAACAGAGCAACAGTCTCCCGACGAAGTTGCGAGACAGGCAGCAGAAACACAGAAGAAAATTGAGGCGAGGAGGAAAAAAGCAGAAGCATATAAGATAGCAGTCAATAGCGCAACGACTGACGCCAATGTACGTTTGCTTTTGCAGATGTTACGAGAGATTTGTAGTTACGACGCGCCGGTTCAGGTTGTGGGGGCTAATGGGGAAATCCTGATTAGCTCCACTGTTTTTAACGTAGGACGAGAAGCGGTTTATCACGATATACGGAAAATGATGTCCGTAGAGACTAAAAACGCTGTTGAAAGGAGCGAATAATGTTTGGATTATTGGAGGGGTTGAAATTATTTTTTCCGCTTATGTCTTTTATGATGTTTGACACTGCTCCGGCTCCTGCGGCGATTACGGTTGAGAGTTTGGGAGCAGTACAAGGCGACGCGTTTAGGGCGCTCTTACCCGCGGAGATTCAAGCTAAACCTTATGCTAAAGAAATTAATACTTTTGGTGATTTGGTTAAAAAGCTTGATGGGGCTACGACTTTGTTAGGCCAAAGAACTTTACCCGACGCAAATACACCAGAGGATAAGTGGGGGGAGTTTCATTCTAAGTTCCGTCCTGAGTCTCCGGAAAAATACGAAGTTGGTACAATCGAGGGAGTAACTCCGGAGTACGTCCAGAAGGCTGGACCGATCGTAAAGATTGTGCAAAATCTTTTGCATAAAGCCGGGGCTAGTCTATATCAGGCAAAACAAATTCTTCCCGGGATTTTAAAAGCATTATTTACCGCGGAGACAAGGCATTCGCAATTAAAGGATCAGTCTTTTGCTAAACTTGCAGGGGATCTGTTTGGTGATAAGAAAGATTCGGTTATTCAAAATGGTAAGACGTTTTTGGCCGCGCATTTACCTGAGAATATTCGTCCGTTGTTAGAATCATTTGATGAAAAACAGTTGACCGTTGTTTTAGCGGCTACGGATGCTTTGGCTAAGAAATTTACAGGCGAAGATCCTTTTCGTGGTTCGGGTGGAGGCGGGGGCGGCGGGCAAGAGACTAAAGAGACTTTGGTTGCTCAGATGCAGGAGATAATGAAAAATCCGGCGTATAGTGATCCGTTTAAAGATCGGGTTAAGCATAAAGAATTGAATGATAGAATGGAGGTTATTCGTGGCAAGTTAAAAACTCTTCAAGGTGCTGGATAAAAAAGTTCTTGACAAGAAATATTTTTTATGTTAGTGTTCTTTTGTCAGCGACATTTAAGTAATCGTCCGGGAAACAAAGCCGGGGATCGATGAAAAATAACTGGCGTACTCAAGCGGGAAACGTCCGGGAAACAAAGCCGGGGATCGTAACTCGTAAGGGCGGTGAAAATTAATTAACTAAGGAGGAAGTTATGAGTTATGATACAGTTCAAATAACGGAGTTCAATGCGGCGCTCGATGTTCAAGAGCAGCAGATGACTTCCCGCCTTTTGCCCTACGCAGTTAGGAAACCTGTTGCTGGCGATGATTATGCTTATGATGGGTTAACTGAAGTTCAGGCGTACCACGCGAATGGGCGCAATCCGGATATTCAGCCGGTGGAAGCGCAGTTTACTCGCAGAAAGATGTCGAGAGACCGCGTAGTTGTAACCTTATTGGTCGACAATAAGGATATCCGTGGAATGTTAACGGATCCTCAGAGCGAGCTTGCCAGTTTGTGTATTGCTGCCGTTGAGAGGGAAACTGATCGCGTTATCTATGACGCGCTGTTCGCCACAGTTTATACAGGCCGAAATTTTGCGACGAGTGTTTCTTATTCGTCCGATGGGGTTGCTAGTGTGGATGCGACTGCCGGGTTCACCTATGAAAAATTGTTAGAGATCCGTCAGAATTTTATTGACGCCGAAGTCGGCAATCAGGGTCAGGTTGCGATTGCCATAGGAATTTCTGGCGACGAGCATACTGATTTGATGAGTGAAGTTGAGCTCACCAGCGGGGATTATACGTCTCAGTATGTAATTGCAAAAGGTATAATCACTAACGCTATGGGTATGGATTTGGTTGCCTTTGGCGCGGGTTCAAACATTACCGATCCGATTCTCGAGACGGTTTCAGGGGAGAGAATTTCGTTTGCTCTTTCCGCCCGTGGAGTAGCGTTAGGTATTTCTCTTGAAAGAAAGGTAGAGGTTAAGGACTACCCGACTAAGATCGAAACCAGCATCATCAACGTAATTAAGGAACTTGGCGCCGTGCGTACTGCCGGTGTAAGGGTTCAGAGATTACGTTTAACCCCGTAAGGAGAAAGGAGATAAAATGGCTGCTTATAATGATATGGTAACACAAAATGCGTCAGATAAGAAAGCCGATGTGGACATCTCTGCTCGTTCCGTCGGGGCTCCGGTGAAGAAATTGTTCTTCTCTTTTGAGAAGGCTGCGGCTGATATCAATGCGTCGGTTTGGCGTATTGGCCGTATATCACCTTTCGCCAGGATCGTGGGCATTAAAATTGCTTGCGACGCGATATCCAGTCTTACCGATTTGGATATCGGGTTCTATAAGCCGTTGAGTATTGATGGCAATGTGATTGATAAAGACTGTCTTAAAGACGGCCTGAATCCTTCGTCAGGTATTGCTACTCTGACAGAAGAGTATGCTCCAGATCCGGCTAACGTCGGAAAAGAAGCATATCTGATCGCGGGGGTCACAGCGGCAAACGCCCGGAAATATGGGGCTTTTGACGTAGCGCTAACCGGGAATACCGCCGGTACTGATACAGGTAGTATTGCGGGTATTCTTGAGTATGTAGAATAAGAAAGAGAGGGATAGGTTATGAGCGCTCCAGTTTCTGCTGAAGAAGTTTGTAACCTATCCCTTGATTTATTACGGCATAGTATTCTTATCACTAGTTTAGAAACGCCTACCACCGATGAAGAAAGTCTTGGCGCACGTTGGTATGATGCGTTGCGCCGAGCAGTTCTTAGAATGTTCCCGTGGAACTTTGCCCGGAAACGTATTACTCTCCCCCGTATTACCACCGCTCCGGAATTTGAATACGAAGACGCATATCAGCTTCCCAATGATTATGTTGGGTATGTTTTTGTTGGTGATGATCCGGTAAATAACCCTATTACTGATTTTTTAATTGAGGGTAAGCAACTTTTAATTAATAATGACGGGGCTGCGTCTCTTGATTTTTGCTACATTTATGATATTCAAGATGTAGTTAAATTTGATCCGATTTTCTTAATGCTTTTGGTTGCAGAATTGGCGTTAATGTTCGGCAATTCTTTGACTGGACTAAACAAGAGTATTGCGGGTATGGAGAAATTTCGGGATCGCTGGGAGGCTAAGGCTCGGGTTAAGAATGGCCACGAAAATCCGCCCCGGGTTCGATTTGAAAGTCCGTTGAAAACTTTACGGCATAGCGGGCGTAATGCTTCTTCGTTTGACGGTCAGCACCTTTTATCTTAATGGGGATAAATTTTTATCAAAATAATTTTTCGTCAGGAGAACTGTCGCCCGGAGTTTGGGGGAGGGTAGATAGGCCTTTTTATAAAAATGGACTAGAGATTTGCCGGAATTTCACTCCTTTGTTAACCGGAGGTTGTCGCTTTTCTCCAGGAACTGAGTTTAGTGTTCACACACGGTTAAATCAGTCCGCCTGGGGCGTTCCTTTTCGTTTTAACATAGAACAGGCGTATTCTTTGGAATTTACGGATTATAAAATCCGTATTCATCACGATGGTGGGGTTTCTTTAGAAACAGCTAAGGCTATTACAGGGCTAACGGCCGCTAGTCCGGGGGTATTTACCAGTAATTCTCACGGATTTACGTCGGGGGACGAAGTTTATCTTGATGGTTTAGTCGGGCCTACTTCACTCAATAAGCAATTCTATTTAGTTGTTTATATTAATGCGAATACTTTTTCTCTTACTGATGTAGATGGAAATGCTATTAATACTGCGGCTTTAACCGCGTATTCTTCTGGGGGGACCGCGGCTCGGGTGTATGAAATTACTTCTCCATACACTGCTGCTGAAAGCGCGCGGATTAAATATTGTGGGACAGCGGATATAATGTATCTTTTTCATCCCGATCACGAACCTCGGATTCTTATTCGGGCTGGGGCTACATCTTGGTCTATCGCCACCTATACTCGGTATTCTTCTCAATGGACTATTTCAGGAATCACAAAGGCCAGTCCAGGGGTTATCACAACCACAGCAGATCACGGATTAGTTACTGGTGATAGAATTTATCTTTCTCAAATTGTAGGGATGACCGAGTTGAATCAAACCGAATTTTTAGTTGAGTATATTAGCGCCACTACTTTTTCGTTAAAAACTTTAGCAGGGGCCGCGGTTAACACTAGTGCTTACACTACGTATGCGTCTGGTGGAAAAGTTGCGATAGTCCGGGATGTGGGGTTGTCGATTACTGGTGTTACAAAAGCCAATCCAGGGGTTGTCACTATTGCTGGCCACGGGTTGTTAACGGGTGATAAAATTTATATCGACAGTATTGTTGGAATGACAGAGTTGAATAGTGGGTTTTATTGGGTTAAAAAAATCGATGCCAATACGTTTTCATTGACTAATGAAATTGGAACTGATCTTGATACTACATCGTATACTACTTGGTCTTCGGGTGGTAAAGTTTATTTGATTCGAGGGTTGTTTACTAAAATCGGGGACTTTCCGGGGGCCGGTGGCTTCTATGGCGGTCGGATGGTTGCCGGTGGAACAGATAACGATCCAGATGTTTTTTGGTTGTCTCGAGGTCCGAATTCTGATACCGGTGAATCTCAGTACGATGACTTTTCTATTGGAACAAATAATTCAGACGGGATGGTTTTTGTTTTATCTTCCCAAAATCTTCAGGCGCATAGAATTTATTGGTTTAGCGGTACTCCCGGATTTATGGTTATAGGAGCTTCTAGTGGCGTGTATAAGGTAAATGGTGGTTCCGACGGTAGTGCTATTACTCCAACGTCTATATATAGTTTTCCGGTATCGAGTGTTGGGGTGATGGATATGATGCCGCTTTTGATCGACAATAATACTTATTATATAGAGGAAGGTGGCAGGACTATCCGTAGTTTTGGGTATAGTCTTTTAGAAGATAATTATAAAGCTTTTGATAAGAATATTCTTGCGGAGGACATAACTTATGGTGGCATTACCCAAATAGCGTATGCGAAAGGCCGACCGAATATCATTTACGCGGTTCGTGCTGATGGAGTTTTATTGACGTGTACTATTTTAGAGTCTGATGATGTCGCGGGCTGGGCGCGAAGGTATTTAGGCGGGGATGGACAAGTTTTAAGTGTTGTGACAGAACCGCAAGTTTCTGGGATTGACCGAATTGGTCTTTTTGTAGAACGGACAATTGATGGCGCTACCCGCAGGTATGTGGAATATATCTCCGACGACCCACAAATTCCTGATTTTTCGGATTATTTTACTGGGGAGGATAATGAGAATGCTGATCGAGAAAAGTTTGAAAAGATAATGTTCGAACTTCAGAAACAATTTGTTCGATTAGATAGCGCTTTAATTCGAGATACTACACAGGCTACTACTTTAACTCTCGGGGCGGTTTCTGGGGATAGTGTTACTGCGACAGCTGGGGTGGCGGCTTTTTCTGCCGCGGATGTGGGTCAGTTTATTTTTGCAAAGTTTATCGATGGGACGGAAACCGGTATTGCTGAGATAATCGGGTATACTTCTACTACGGTTGTTACTGTTAAAATCTTAGAGACTTTTTCGGCTACTACTTTTGCGTCGGGTGGGTGGTACCTAACAGATCAGACTATTACAGGTCTTGGGCATTTGGAGGGGGAAACGCTAGGTGTTGTAACGGACGGCGGGTTACATTCGGATGTTGTGGTTGCGGATGGGGCGGTTACATTGGATTATTCAGCTCGTTATGTTATTTTGGGGAAACGATATTCTGGGATTGGGCGTACAGTTGATTTTGAGATAGCTGGGTTATCTACTACGGCTCAAGCCCGGAGGAAAACTGTTGAAAAAGCTTTTGTAAAGCTTCGGAATTCTTTGGGCGGAAAGTTTGGGACCAACGTAAAAGGGCTTTACAATTTGACGGAATTGATGTATCGTAAAGCTGGTAGTAGTTATTATGATCGGCCTCCAGTATTAGTAACAGGTTTGAAAGATGTTCCACTGAAAGATGGGTATTCAAATGAGAAGCATTTTTATTTTTTGCAGGATGAGCCGTTTCCGTTAGAGGTATTGTCGATAATTCCGTCAATTGATGTGGGGGAGGAAGAATAATGGCGAGTATTTGGGGGAAGTCATTACAAGCAGGGGCATTGGGATTGAGCGGTATTTCGTCGGCTATTTCTGGATTCCAAAATGCATCTCTCTTGGAGGAACAGGGCGTGCTTACCAAAGACGATTATTACCGGCAAGCAGCTTTAGTAAAAGAAGAGGGGTTCCGTACTCGGTCAAAGCAAACAATGGAGTATATTTCTTCGGGGGTTGAGATTGTTGGCACTCCGCAATTAGTTTTGAAAGAAACTTTATCGAAGTCTTTTGCAAAAGCTAATTCTCTTGAAGTAACTGGTAGAAATTATGAACGGTTGTATAATAAAAAGGCAAAGCAGTCTGAATCGGAGGGGATGACTTCGCTCATTAGTAGTATTGTAATGGGCGGGGCCCTGTTTATTTAATGGCTAAAGGTAAGATAACACCATACGATCCAGGTAATTTTTCACCTTCGGCTACTGGAGTGCCGGGGGAGGATAGGTCGGGTCAGATTTTAGCTCAAGGAATTAATGCTATTGGTGTGGCGATTGCTAAACGTGAAGATACCACAAGTACTCTTGAGGCTATGGACCAATTTGGGTCTTTTGATTTAGCTTATCAGCAGCAGAAGTTGGATCTTCAACGGCAGTTCAAAGATGATCCGGCAAAATACCCGACAGCGGTAAAGGAGTTGTCCCAGAAACTTTCTGACCAGTTTAGCCAGGGTATGTCCGGGGATGCGGTTAAGAAATTTAGGCAAATGACATCGTCTTCGTTAGCCCAAGATGCCGGGAATTTAGCGAAGTGGTCTTTTCAGCGAGATAATGAGATTCAAGTCGGCCGGATTAGTAGTATTAAGCAGAATTTGGCTATTAAAGCGTCTACAATTAATTCAGCAGAAGGTTTACAGAGTCTTAAACAAGATTTTATCGCTGCGAGTGCAGAAGCTACTAAATTGATAGATAAAGAGGCGGATACTAAGCTCACTCAAACATATTGGGAACTGGCTAAAAAACAGGCTATGGCGGCGCAGGTATTTTCCCGCCCGATGAAAGTAATGCGGGATTTGGAGGGCGGGGCGTATGATAGTATACTGGACGCTGACGAACGCCTTACTTGGAAAGGTAAAGCTCGGGATGCAATTTACAATCGGGCAGAAGATGATCAATTCCGGACTATGTTTATGGCGCAGGGTAAACTTCTTGACTATCAAAACGGAATTGAAGACGGATCAGTTTCGATTGCTGATTTGATTACCGAACGTGACGCGATGGTGGCCAATAAATATAAAGTTGATGCGTTGGGTAAACCGGTTATAGATCCAAATTACATTAAAGGTTTAGACAATCAAATCGATATGGTTATGTACGCTAATCAGCGTCTTCCGGCTAATAAAGAAGCTCGGAAAGAAGCTTTAGCGAAGTTTGATACGGATTGGGAAGAGTATTTAATGGAAAAGAAGCAAACCGGGCAAGGACCGTCTGAAAAGGATGTTGCTAAAGAGCTTGAGATCTATGCTAATCTTTCGTCGCTGTATCAGACGGGAGTAATTACAAAATCCGACTTTGATCAGAAAGCGGCGATTATGCGGACAAAACTCGCTTTGAGACAAGGGCAAGTCCCTCGGGTTAAATCTTTTAGTGAAGTGGTCGATCAAGCGGGAACGGTTCCGACTTTGTGGTGGCGACGGCCAGGAAATGATGTAGTGTCGTTAGGGTATCAGATGATTAAGGATTATGTAGATAAAGCCTACCCGGAATTAGAAGCGGAAGGTAGGCGAGATATTAAAGCTCAAATGCTTTCTTCCTACCATCAAAAAATTCAACAAGTTCCGGAAGAGCAATTAAAGGCTCTTCAGACAGAAAATGATAGGAGGAATTTTGCTCGCCAGTTTATTGTTGGGATGCCAAATAATGAAGGTCGTGCGACTGGTGGGATACTGGCGGCTAGTGTATCTTATACAGATAATAATATCCAACGTACTTTTCAAGTTGGTGATACTTTTACCAAAAACGGGGCCACGAAGGTTTTTGCCGGGAAGGATTTGGAGACCGGTAAACCAATGTGGAAGTTGGCTCCGGATTCGTTGGATAAAATAGTTGTAATTAAAAACCGGAAGTTTAGAGTCGCCGGTTTGAATGCCAATGGTGACTTTATGTTGAAGGAAGTCAAAGATGGCGAATAATACAGAAGAATTAATCTCAATGTCTGATGCGGAAGCTCAGGCTCCGGTTCAAGATGGCCTTATTTCAATGAACGAGGTAGAGACTGGCACGCCAGATGCTCCGGCTATTAAAGCTATCCCTGAAGAGTATAAGGGTCAGTTTCTTTTGGAGTTTGGGTCGGCTTTTCAAAAGGCTATGGAAGACTCGACTAAGAAAGGACTTGAAGAACTTGGATACGCCGGCAAGAGGGTATACGCCGGGGCAGGTGCCGCGGCAGCGAATATCAATCACGTGCTAGGGTATATTACGGGGTTGAATAGCTTCAAGAAATATCGAGATTTTGTGCAAGGCGGGATCGATTATCAGCAACAAGTTCTTGCAGAAAAACAGGAACCTAATCTTTTTGAGCGATCGTTTTACGGTCTTGCGGATAGTATAGGGTATTTGGCTCCTACGATTCCAATAGATGTAATTACTGGCGGGGCGACAAAAGTGGCGCTTGCGGGCCGGATTCTGCCTAAAATAGAGGGTTTATTAGCCCGGATGCCTAATTTTGTTCTTGGCTCCGGTTGGCGGGGTATGGTCGAGGGTATTGAGGCTTCTGGTGATAGCCTCCCGGAGAAAGTCGTTGGGGGTATTGTAGGGGCGGGGGAAACAATGGCGGTTAATACTCTTTATGCTAATGCCGGGGTTGGGCTAAAGGGGATTGGTAAAATGGCGTCTCTTGGCGCAGCTAACGCGTTTTACAATGCCGCGAAAGAGGGCCGGGTCCCTACTGCGAAAGAGTTAATTGACCAAACTACTCAGGCTGGGTTATTGGGTGTGGTGTTTACTATGCTACCACACTTGGTTGAGGGTAGTAAGATTGCGGTGGAAAAAGAGGCGTTAAGTAAGTATTCAAAGAAATTTGAGAGGACTATGGGTGATAGAACTTCTGACCCAACTAAACTTCATAAACTTGCTACTGACCTTCTTACTGATGAAGCTATTCGTCCAGAAATTCGAGAGTCTCTCGCCCAGCCTTTTCTTGATTTGATTGACCAGCGCGGGGGTATTGCGGACCCGGATTTTATGTTGGGAATGTGGAAAGATAGGTCTAAATTACGGATGTCTCGTGAGACGATGGAACGGAATATCGAGAATGTCGCGGGTAAAGACGCTGGGATGGTGAAATTAGAGACTACGGAGAAGATTAAGGAAAATGAAACTTTTCATCGTCGGTGGCAAACGGAGATTAATAATCAGATTGAGGTAGAGTTTACCGCCCGCGGGATTAAACCCAATAGTAAAGAATCGACGGCTACAATGGCTTATGGGGAAGGCCGGGTCACTGAAGCGTCTCTTCAAGTAGATTTTCCGGGTAAGTGGCAAAACATCAAAAAAGCAGCCGAGTTTTCCCGTCAGGTTTATGATGATACATTGAAAGCGGTTAACTTGGTTCGGGAGAGATATGGTTACGAGCCTATTGCTAAACGTGAAGATTATTTTAGGCATTTTCAAGAAATTAACGTTGCGTCTCAACTTTTTGGCCATTTTCTTGGGGGCGAGAAACCTCCGACTTCTATCGCCGGGGTAGTTAACCGGGCTAAATATGGGAAGCCTTTTACGTCCACCGAATTACAACGGCTTGGGGGAGAATTTAAAGAAGACGCGGTTCTCGCCCTTCAGAATTATGTAAAATCTGTTGGCCCACAATTATTTCATTTAGATAGCGTACAAAGGGTGAGAACATTAGAGCGATATATTCGTGCACAAGCCTTAGTTAACGAAGCAAAGATTAAGGAAGGACAGGTCGTTGCCGGGATTGATTTGAGTAACTTTACTGAAAAGCTTTCTACCTACGCCGATCTTCTTGCAGGGCAGCCGACATTACTTACTCAAACGGTTAACCGTTGGTTTGATCGACCGGTAGTTGCGGGAATTCGCGCGCTTCAAAGAAATGTCGTTTTGAATATGATAGGTTCGAATATATCAGCTGCATTTATGAACTTTTTACCAGTAGCTCAACAAATAGCGACGACTAATCCAAAAGCAATTGCTAGGGGTTGGGTTACTTCTGTGCTTCATCTTCAAAGAGAAGTGCCTTTTGAATTAGATGGTGTTCGGAGTGAATTTTATGATCGACGTTATCCAAAAGGTTTTCTCCCGGCTAATTGGCAGGAGAATGTGGCGGATAAAGGGTTTATTCTTCCGAATGTCGCCGACAGGATGACGGTGCAAGCTTTAATCGCGGGAAAGTTTTATGAGAATAGGGAAAAGGGGATGGACCCAAAAGCCGCGATGAAGGCAGCTGATAATTATGCTGTCCGGATTGTGACAGATAGGTCAACGGGACAAGTTCCGTCGATTATGACTGAACCGGATTTGAAATTGATTTCAGCTTTTCAAGTTGAGATTAATAATCTTTGGTCGTGGCTTGCTCACGATATTCCGATAGAATCTAAAGGCAAATTTTTAGGCATCGCTGGCCGTATTACCGCGTTTGCGTTAGCATCGAATGTAATTAATAATGTGTATGAAAAAATGATGGGACGACGACCACAACTAGATTTTTTATATATTTTAGGTACGTTAGCGGGGGCGACTAAATCTGGTAAGGATAGAGGGTTTCTTGATCGCGTGATTCCGGCGGGAAAGGATTTAATAGGTAACATCCCATTTGGCAACCTTTTTGTGCAAGGCGGCAGGTTTCCGATAGCTGCGGCATTGCCAGATATGAATGTGGTTTTGGAGGATCCTGAGCACAGGGCGTTATCTGAATTTATGAAACCTCTTTATTATGGGTTGCCTTTTGGCGGGGGCGGTCAGGCTCGTAAAACTATTGAAGGTTTACAGGCGTGGGGCCGGGGTTATGTTGCCACACCGTCGCAAAATATCCGGTACGAGATTCAGAAAGATTTTTATAATTTCGTTCGGGCGTTTTTGTTTGGTAAAAATGCTTTCCCGGAAGCGGTGAAGTATTGGAATGAGCCTAAATCAGAGAGGTAGTTGTGCTTGACAAAATGAGATTTTATGGTAAGGTAAAATCAAGGAGGAAGGTATGAAAAAGTGGGTGTTTTTATTGATTTTAAGTGGGTTTTTATTAGGCCCGATTTTTCCGGGTCCTTTAGCTCCGGCGTTAGCCACAGTAACCGATACATATACTCCAGTTCAGCTAACTGGCGACGGAAGCGATACAACTTTTGATTTTGATTTTAAGATTTTTAATAATACGGATTTGGTTGTGGCTACCGTTGACCCGGATACTCTTGTGGCAACGGAGCAAGTTTTGGGAACTGATTATACGGTTTCTATAAATACGTCTACCGCGGGGGGAACAGTAACTTTTGTTTCGGCTCCGGATGATGGGGATTATGTATCTATTCGTCGAAATATGCCGGTTACTCAAACCACAGATATTCCTTCTGGCGGGCTTTTCCGGGAAAGACAAATTGAGAATGCTTTAGACAAACAAACTTTAGTTTCTCAGCAGTTAAAAGAATTTCAGGATCGGTCGATTTCTCAAAGTCTTTATGCTACGGCTATTGCGGATTTAAAACTCCCGCTTCCGTCAGCGGGGAAGGGGCTTAAATGGAATGACGCAGCTGATGGACTTGAAAATTCTGATACTGCTATTGATGATGTTATCGATGCAGCTGCGGCTTCAGCGGCTTCAGCGGCTTCCAGTGCTTCAACCGCGACTACTCAGGCGGGATTGGCGACCACAGCTAAAAATGCCGCGGTAGTAGCGCAGGGGTTGGCGGAAACGGCCAAGACGAACGCCGAATCGGCCCAAATTGCTGCTGAGTCCGCTAGGGATTTGGCTCAAACGTATGCCGGAACTGCTACTACCCAGGCTGGCATTGCGACCACTCAGGCCGGGCTTGCGTCAGGCTATAAAGATACTGCTACTACCCAGGCTGGCATTGCGACCACTCAGGCCGGGCTTGCGTCAGGCTATAAAGATACTGCTACTACCCAGGCTGGCATTGCGACCACTCAGGCCGGATTGGCTACGACCGCCAAGAACGACGCAGTTACAGCTCAAGGTTTAGCAGAAACAGCCAGGGATACGGCGCAGAACTATGCTTCTGCTCTTAAATCTACCTCAACCTCAAGTCTTGCGATTGGCACTGGATCAAAGACTTTTACCACTCAATCCGGTAAACAGTTTGCGGCTGGACAATATGTAATTGCTGTCTCTGATGCGAATTCTGCGAACTATATGCACGGTCAGGTAACAAGTTATTCGGGAACATCTTTAGTTGTTGAAGTTAGTAATACTGGCGGGAGTGGCACTTTAGCCGACTGGACGATTTCAGTTTCGGGTAGCAGAGGGACGCAAGGCCCAACGGGTTCTATTCCGGTCGCCGCGGGGGCAGGTACTGTTGACGCAATTACTGCCGACTTTACTCCTGATGTAGCTCTTGCTGACTTGACTTTAGTCGCTGTAGTTGCTTCCGGAGCTAATACCTCAACTACACCGACTTTTGCGCCAGATGGATTGACTGCTCACACGATTGTTAAAAAAGGTGGATCTGTTTTAGCAGTTGGCGACATATCTGCGTCTGGTTTTGTTATGATTTTAGAATACAACTTGGCCAACACACGATGGGAACTATTAAATCCGGCAAATGTTGTTTCCGCCGACGGCACAGTCAACCCCACCAACCTACTCTCTAATGGCGACTTTGAGGCTTGGAGTGCAGGGATAAGTGGTGATGGCTGGCTTTCTTCTACTGTTCTCGTAGCTAACTTTGACGGAACAGACGCAGCAACAGCCTTTACCAGCAACAGGACAAGCAGCGACATTCGCAGGAACGGCTCAGTTAGATACAGCACAGAAGAAGTTTGGGTCAGCGAGTCTTTTGTTGGATGGGAATAGTGATTATATAACTTTTCCCGATAATGCAAGTTGGGATTTTGGAACGGGGGACTTTACGATAGATTTCTGGGTAAGAATAGCAAATGTATCAACACATCAAGGATTTATTGGTCATACTGGAGACTTCGCTGGAGATTATGGATGGTGGATGTATTATAATAAAGATGACTTCAGTTTGCATTTTACCTACTCCACAGATGGAACTGCTCTAGCTGAAATTTTAGCAAGTGATTGTGAACTTTCAGTAGACACTTGGTATCATATCGCAGTTACAAGAAATGGGGTTAATGGAAAAATATTTGTAAATGGAGTTCAAAAAGGACTTACTAAAGATATGGGGTCAGCAAGTATATTTTCCCCTTCGGTAACTTTAAGAGTTGGCTATGATTATTATGATAATTTATATACTAACGGCTACATCGACGAACTCCATATCTACAAGGGCGTAGCCAAATACACCGCAAACTTCACCCCAGAAACGGCAGCCTATACGACAGATGATTGGAACGCTCCTGATGGGTGGGCAATGAATGGGGCTTCTGCAACAGTAGCAAGAGAAGCAACGATTGTTAAGGTTGATACTTATTCCGCAGCCGTTACCAGAAATGGAACGAATTGTTATCTTGCTCCACTTACCTACGCTACTCCCCCAAAAGGATATTTGTATTATAGGGGAAGAACTGTTACTGCTGGTTGTTTTGTTTATGCCACAGTTGCAAACAGGGCAAGGATAGTTATACAAGATGGAGTGTCAGCATCAGTAAATTCTTCTTATCACACAGGCGATTCTACTTGGCAATGGTTAACAGTTACAGCTACCCTTCCTTCAAACTCAACTCAATTATATATGGCTTGTGAGGTAAATACAGGCAATACTACCGCCTACTTCGACGGTGCTATGTTAGTAGAAGGCTCAAGTGCGTTTGCGTTCAGTCCGAAGCCAGCAGAGGAAGGAGTGTGGGCAGATTATTCTGCAACTTCTACGATAGTTGGATGGAGTTCGTTTAGTACAAAAGCAATTTACACCAAGAAAATAGGCAAGATGGTGTTTGTAACTTTTGTTTTATCTGGAACAAGTAATGCCACAAATGCAACATTTACAGTTCCCTATACTTCCAGCAACACCATAGTTACCTTTTTCTCTACTTCTCACCTTATAGATAATGGTAGTCCTGTTAATACAGGCGCAAACGGAACTCTCTCTAATAACACTGCTACTGTAACCTTATATAAAGATGGTTATTCAGGTGCTTGGACAAATGCTAATAACAAACAAGTTACAGGACAATTTTTCTATGAAGCAGCATAAGGAGATTAACTATGAAATATTACAGAATGAAACTCGGTATTATGAAAGACGAACAAGGCAACAGATACAAACCCACTCTCAAGGTCGGGGAAAAAGAAGAAGAAAAGGAAATACCTATTGAATACATAATGAGAGATGAGGACAAAGCTTTAATCCCCTGTAACGAAGCCAACGCTGATTATGTAGCGTTCCTTAACGACAAAGACAAGGCAGTAGAGGACTTTGACTACGAGAAAGAGAAAGCAAGGCAACTAAAAGCGGCGGAAGAAAAGGAAACGGACTATGCAGAGCCAGATGAGGAACGGATAAAAGCGAGGGAAGAATAGAGCGGTAAGTACAGCATTAAGCAACAACGATATACTTGCAGGAATGTTCTGCGTAATAGTTTATGACGGAACTAACTTTGTACTGATGAACCCA